GTTGGTTGGTGCCCTTCAAGTTGGTGGGTTTAATTTTCTGGCGCAAACTAGCACGAAAATTCCCCAGACTGAGGCGGGCATGGGTGGCCTTAAAGGCGCTTACCGGTCGGTATGCCAGCAAGCGGTCGCCAACGGATTCGTAGCGCCGGGCGCATGGACCTCGGCAGACACATTCGGACCGCCGCAAGACTTTATTAGAAACGTGGCAGATTTTGGCTATTACATTTACTCTTCGAGTGTAGCAACCCAGTTGCCAGCCGATAGAGCATTGCGTAAAGCGCCAGTAATTCAAATTGCGGTCAAGTATGCGGGCGCAATCCACACTAGCGACGTGCTAGTCTATATTAATCAATAAGGGGTAAACCATGGCAGTATTTAGACTAACAGGTCAAGACACAATTAAAATAAGCGGGCGTCTATTGGCCGACTTTCCTAGCGGAGATATTTGCAAAGTAACATTTGCGACCGATATCGTTACCGTTAAAACCGGCAAAAACGGCAATGCAATTTTCGCTAGCAACGAGTCGGGTAATCAAGCTACAGTCGAGTTACGCGTTCTCCGAGGGTCGGATGACGACAAGTATCTTAACTCGCTCTTGAGTAGCTATAGAAACTCACCAACGAAATTTGTACTTATGTCCGGCGAATTAATTAAAAATTTAGGTACAGGCGTCGCAACAAGCGAAGGCGGGTCGGAAGCGTCCGTCGTGGCCGATACCTACATTTTGACCGGCGGCGTATTTACAAAGCTAGTCGAAGGTGTGTCGAACGTCGAAGGTGAAGTCGAACAAGCTGTATCGATGTATACTATGATGTTCGCTATTGCGCCGAGAGCCATTGCCTAATAGGTGGTAGCTAATGGAAACTTTTGCGCTCCCCAGCGGTGCGAAGTTTGATGTACAGCCCTTGTCGTATGAATCGGCTTGGGCTGTAACTCAAACAATTCTGAAGGAAGTCGAAAAGACTGAAATAAACTTAAAGGGAATGGACTTTAAAGCGATTAGTCAAACTGACGTTTTAAACTTTAAGGGGCCGATTTGTAGCCTATTGGCAAGTCAGCCGGTGCTAGAAGCAGCTAAAACTTGCTTTAAAAAATGCCGGTATAACGACCAAGTTATTGATTCCATGACGTTTGAGAAAAAAGAGGCAAGGGCTGATTTTCTCTTATGCGCATGGCACGCCATTAGGGAGAACGTCGCGCCTTTTTTCGGGAGTCTCGTTTCAAGTTTATAAATGAACTTGAGAACGAGAAAAAAGAATACCCGGACGTAAAAATTACCATGGACTGGCACCGTTTTGTTATAATGGAACTATCGGCTAACGGTTTTGGTCCCCCCGAAGTTTTAATGCAAACTAGGGCGGACTTGATAGCAGACGCCCACGATTATTTGAGGTTTAAGGGCAAGTATGAGAGCCAGCTAATGCTAATGAGGTCAAGCGAATGGAAGTAGGTCAGTTATTTTTTAGCCTTGGCTTTAAAAGCACGGGCACCGCCGCCGCCGAAAACTTCGAGACCGTTACGTCCCAGCTCGCCGAAACGTCTACAAAGCTATTACAAATATTTGAACAGATGGGCGACACGCTCGAAAAGATAGCGTTAAAAATGAACGCTACAACCAAAGAGGAAATAGAGCTTTTTAAAGCAAACCAAAAAGCCGACCAAAGTATTGTAAAGCTAGGCGAGTCATTATCAGAACTTGAACAAGAACAGCAAAAGCAAGCCGCCGCCTCAAAAAAAGGTCGGAGTTTGTATCAAATGTTCGTGCAAGGTTTAGACGATAGTGTTGGAAAAATGAATCGCGTTAGAATTCAAATTGTTGGCGTTGCAACCGCTATGACAATTTTGTCCAAAAAATCGTCAGAATATGCAGCTAGTTTAGTTAGGTTTAACCAACTAACAGGTCTCAACACTCAAGCCCTTCAAAGACTACAAAGACAGGCCGCAGCAAGCGGATTAGAAGCCGACGAGGTATCGGGCGCATTACAAGAGTTACAAGAGACTAGCGTAAACATAGCCATGGGCAAGGGTGGAAGTGACGCATGGCAATTGTTGGGAATAAAACCGGGATTAGACCCATTCCAACAGCTAGACCAACTTAAAAAAGCCATGGGCAATATGTCGACGCCGTTTTTTACAAAGCTGGCAAAAGAGGCCGGATTAAGCGAATCCTTTATAGGATTTTTAAGGGACATGAAAGATTTGCCGGCACCGGAAGAAAATTTAATTTTGTCAGAAGACGAAATAGCCGAGCTTAAATCATTTAACATTGCCATGAATAAGGCCCTTGACGGTTTTCAAGTAGCTTTAAAAAAAGTCGGCGCTTTGTTGTTGCCAATAACTAAGCAAATAATTTACATGGTCGACCGATGGGGATGGGCTATTCGAAGCCTAATCGACGGATTTAATAAACTAGGTTCCGGTGTAAAAAGCGTCATGAAAATAATCGGGGTTGTTGCGCTAGGAATAGCCGCATACTTTTTCCCGATTACAGCGGCATTAACGGCAATAATTTTACTTGTCGACGACTTTATTACATTCATGCAGGGCGGCGATTCTATTATTGGCAGGGTTATAAACTATTTAACTGGCGGTTTTGAATTAGTTAAAAAAGTTGTTGGTGATGTGTTTGATTTTATAGATGAAAAAATAACAAAGTTTGGATTTTTAAAAGACATTGGAGAATTTTTTCAAAAGTTAAACCCTTTTGCTTTAAAAATGTTTGGTGAATCCGACAAGGGCGGTTCAGATAGCAAATTTGTTCCTTATGGTCAAAATTTTGCGCAGGGCGGAGCACAAACGGTAAATAACAACATAACCATTAGCGTGCCCGGTGTAAACGACCCAGAAGCCTTTGCGAAACAAGTTAGCGACGCACTAAAGCGTCAAAATACTGACGGTTACTTTCAAAACGGAAATACTGGACGATGACAGCTTTAGCTCTATTGTCACAAACTAGCTCGGTTTTAAAGATAGGCGGCGCAGCTACAGACCTAAGCACGACGGCGCGTGCGGTAGTGCAAGGTCAAAACGCCAAGATAGTGGAAGGTATTAACGGCTTTGTTTTCGACATTCCGCAAACTGATACTATTAACTTAACCGCAGAAATAACAGATCACTATACTGAAACAAACGTATCCATACAAGATCACATAGCTTTTCAACCGGTCAAAATAACTTTAACCGGAATTGTAGCCGAGCTGATTTGGGAAAAATCTAAAGGCGCAGCCGCCGCCGAGCAAGCCATACAAAGAGCTATGGAAATTCCCGGAATGCAGCCAGAACTTGCTCAAGGCGCTACGCAATACCTAGCCGGTTACGAAGAATTGAACAGGCAAAAAGAACAGGCAAAAAAAGTCTATAACGACTTAAACACTTTTTACGACAAAAACTTGATTGCAACAACTAAGCAAGGAAAAGCATACGGTATTTTAGAAGGTTATTTTTATGGCCGAACTCTTTGCACAATAAACACGCCGTGGAAGTATTTTACCAACATGGCAATAGAAAATTTGACGTTTAACCAAGACGAAACAACCAAAGACATGACAACCGTAACAGTCACGTTTAAACAAATAAACAGCATTGACGTATCAGCCACAAAAGTCGCCCTTGCGCCGGTTCCAGCGTCTCAAAGATCGGAAGTAAAGAATCAAGGGAACACAAAAAACCAAAGTATAGCCGCCGGCTTGTTTGACACAGTAACCAGCTCATTTAAAAAATTGGGTCAGTAATATGCTAGAGATAACTGGAATAACAGCCGACTACCGTCAAAAAATGTTTATAAACATAACCAACTTTGGTGCCGCCGAACTTGTTTTGCAGTTTAAACCTAACCAATACGCTTGGTATTTTGATTTGACGTGGCAAGACTTTTCGGTAACTAATCAACAATTGACCATGGCGCCAAACATTCTAAGGCAATATAAAAACATATTGCCGTTTGGTATCATGTGCTTTAACAACAGCACAATAGACCCCGTTGTTGTCGATGCTTTTGTATTAGACACAAAGCTATATCTTTTAGATTCTGCGGAAGTCGTCGCTATCGAGGCGGACTTGTATGGCTCGTAAATTTGTAAGGCAATATTTATTGTCGGTCACAAGCGCCCAAGGCGAAGAAATAAACATTGTCGACCCGATTACCTTAGAGTTTACCGTAACCCGGCAAAACCTTGCCTCTCTTAATACAGCGACTTTCACGGTGTATAATTTGGCCGAGCGGACAAGAATGTCTATATTCCACGACCTCTATGACACCGCCAAATATTTGCCAGTAATTTTTTACGCCGGTTACAGCTACGGAACAGAAGAAACCAACACTTTTTTAGCCCAGTGTTTTAAGGGACACATAAAACAAGCGTATAGCGTTCGTGAAGGTCCTAACTATAAAACAATTATAGAATGTTGGGACGGTGGGACCGCTTTGAATAATAGCTTTGTTAGCCAGACCGCACCCGCAGGAAACCCAATAAAAAGCCTAGTTCAAAACCTTACTAGTTCTATGCTTAATATCGGCGGAGCTATTATTGGGGATCAATTTAATCAGACAACACAAAGGGCCACGACTCTTTTTGGCGCCCCAGTTGATTTGGCTAATAAATTAACCGGGGGAAATTTCTACATAGATTCGCAGACCGCTTTTGCTTTAGGAAAAGACGAAGCCATAACGGGAACTTTAAACATTATTGATAGTTCGGTTGGTATTTTAGAGGCGCCGACGAGAACTGGCACTCAAGTCGAAGTTACGACCTTATTTGAGCCGCGATATGTTCCCTCTCAGGAAGTAATTTTGCAAAGCGACGCAATCCCTGTTTACAATGGTCAATATAAACTGACAGGCATAACCCATAGCGGGACCATATCGGAAGCCGTATGCGGCGAACTAAAAACGGCATTGACGTTATCAGGTCTAACTATAAACAATATAATAAAGAGCAATATAAGCGAATACTTTAAAACCATTTCGGCGGCGACATGACGATTAATAGGGTATTAGGCCCGACCTCACAAGTACAAATCAAGGACGTTTTG